TATGGATAAGGAGAATAAAGAATGAACAAATTAACAAAAGAAGAAGCATTAGAAATGTTAAAGACAACAATAAAAATTTATGAACAGATGGCTAATGATGAAGCAGGACAAGAATTTGTTGAAGCGTTCAAGATGTCTGTCGAAGCACTTGAAAATCAAAAGACAGGACATTGGATAAAAGAGTGGCATATTGACCACTTTGAGTATGTTTGTTCGGAATGTGATTGTGGCGAGGAATTTCAAACTCATTATTGCCCGAATTGTGGTGCAAAAATGGTAGGAGAATAAACAATAATACTGCAATAGAATTTTGTAGCCCCCAGGGGTATAAGAAAAGACGACCAAGCGGCCGCCTTTTTTATTTAAAAATCCATCCACAGTCCATACAGCGATATTGTTTAATAGTCGAGTTATAAGTCGGAACTTCGTAGGTCTTTGACTTAACCGGTTTGAACGGATGCAAAGGTCTGACTCTGTATGTGGTTTTTTCGTAGGTATGCTGAACGGTCTGGTAATCATATTGGCAGTTTGCACTATGACACTTGGGGCAGATGATATCCCTTCCGCCGACTGAAATTCCGGTGTGGTTTGGATCGTGTTTGCCTTTTGGCATGAGTAAATTTACAATAGCAAGAAATAAAGCTACAAATAATAAACCGACAAATAAGGTTGCTGCGATAGTTCCTAACATAATTCTCCCTCCCCATTTAAAATACTGCAACAAATTTTGTTATCCCCCAGGGGGTATAGTTCAATTTTACACAAGGTCGACGCACCTTTCAATAGCGGACTCAAGCTGAGCATCGGATCTCTTGATATAGGTCTGTGTAATTTTGGTCGAGCTGTGGTTGAGAAATTCGCGGACCGTTTCAATATCATGTCCTGATGCTTCGTACAAATTGCAAGCTGCCATCTTACGGAATGAATGACAAGAAACATTATCGAGTCCAAGATAAGCAGTCACGGCGCGTAATTGTTTCCAAACTGCGGGCGCTTTAATATCAAACAACGGACCGCGATATATTCCCGATTCTTTGATATAAGAGTCAATAAACGCTTTAACAGGTTTCGGGACTATAAAATTTCTTCTCTTGCCGGTTTTCTGTTCGATAATGTTGAGCTTATAGATCCCGCCGTCGTCGATGATAGACTCTGTTGTTAAGTTCATAATGTCCCCGATTCTACAACCGAGATTAGCTTCCAGAATAAGAATAGTTGCTAATTGGGTGTTGGGGCGGTGCTTTACGCCGTCATAATCTGTATATCCTTCTCTAACGGTCTGGATTAAATCAATATAATTATTTCTTTCAAGTGATCTCGTTTCGTATCTTCCCATTGTGTCTCCTTTCCGGCTTAATCCTGCCAAATATCAACTATTTTCTTCTCAAAGGTGTCAAGAACCTTTTCCCATGCTTCCGATGTGTCCCATGCTTTGACTTTTGTTGTTGTGTTATCTTCAAATAAAACTATGTATGTTCCCATGTTTTCTCCTTTCAAAATTACTGCAAAACTTTTTGATATCCCCCAGGGGTGCGAAAAAATTTTTTCTCAAATTATTGCAAGAGATTTTTTTACCCCCCACCCCCTTTGAAAATACCCCCTTCAAAAGCCACCCCACCCCTGAAAAGCTCAAGGCTCAAGGGTTCTGGCGGTGTGTCCGCGTTCTGTCGGTCGGCTTAAAATTTGCCCCGTTTTCGCGTTTTTCTTCGGTTGTGGGTATTTGTTCGGGTTGTTGTCCTTTCGTTCGTCTGTGGGGCTTCTGTGCGTTTGTTTTGGGTGTTCTGTCTTTCCCTGTTGCCGTTTTTCCGTCTGTGGCTGTCGGCTTTTGGGCGTGGTTGTGGTGTACATCTTCGACAGCTTTTCCGGGTTTCCTGATAATAAAAATGTTGTTTGTGTGGTCCGTCTGTCTGTTTGCGGTGTGGTTTCCTTCGTTTAGTGTCGTTTCTTTCCGTTTCTGTTGTGGCGGGATCCTGTAAAGGGCTTTTACTCTTAATATATTGTTATATGCTTTTAAAATCTCTTATTTACCCTATAAAGCCGACTATGTGAAAATATATACATAATCGGCTTAAACGATAAATAAAAGGCTTTTAAACGTCGAAACGGTCTAATAAATACATGATCGCGTCAAGCGGGTTTTTGGCTGTTTCTTCGGCTATTTCTTCCGGCGTTGTGTCGCAAGCTTCCCAGGGTGCGAGATTATCATATAAACGGCGTGCTATTAGTTGCAATTTTTCCGCGTCTTTGTCGGGTTCTTCGTCTTTGTAGGGGTGTAAACCTTTAAAGAATAAATAATATAAAATTGTGGTGTTTTCTTCCTGTGCTTTTGTATAATTCTTGTTGTGTGTATAGAGATAATCAACGGCGGCGGCAGCGTCCGAAAGTTGATTATTTTTAATTTTAATATTTGTCATGTTTGCGCCCTCCTATTCTTCAAATTCTGTTATGGTGAAAAAATCGCACCCGTTCGCCGTTGCTATGTCGTAACAAGTCCAAAAGCCGGGTTCACTCTCAGAAAATAAAATCGTTTCAAAGTCTATGTCGATCCCGTCAACACTACATGTTAAAATCCATCTTTTAATATTTTTCATAAATAAACACCTCCCTTTTATGCTGTGATAACTTTATATTTGAGCATTACATCCCCTTTTATTGCGCGGTCGATAATCTTCACGCCGTCGCGGGTGTGATATAATCTTTTACTTCCTGTGTATTCTTCAAGCCCTGACAAGTACGAAAAAGGGCTATTTTTAAACCATGTGCGCATGTGGTAAAAACTATCCGAATAGGGGTTTTGTTCTTGATATGTTTTTCTTTCAATGTCGGCGCGGTCCATTTCGGCGCGTTCTTCGGGTGTTAAGTCTCTAACGCCTGCCGCGTAAATTGTCAATGTTTCGGGCGTGTATTCTGTTAGGCTTGCGGCTTCAAATCTTAACTCACTTTTTACACCGTCTTTGTTTAATAGATCAATCGCTGCCGTTCTAACGCCTACAATTTGACGCGCGCCGCGCATTTTTTCGGGTATTTCTTCCCCGAAACGGTAAACGATATCAAGAGCAATACATCCGGCTTTTGCATTTCTCTTTAATTCCGCAAGCGTCAATTTTTTTGGTTCTGTTTTGGGCGTTTCTTTGTCAAGATATAAAGCGCCCGTTTCGAGATTCTCAAAAAGGCGGCCCGTTTCGGCTTCGCTGTACTCTTTAATAAGTCCCTGAGAGAAAGAAAAGCACTTTTTATATTCAATAGGCGCATATTTTACAAGATCGGCGGCTTCTTTCTCGATATAAGCGGCGCGGCGTTCATCCGTTGCGAAAACATGAAAAGCTGTCAAAACTTCGTGCTTAATCTCCACAATATAAAGTGGTGTGCCTTCAATGTTATAAATTGTTTTTAATCCGTATTCGTTCATATATTTAAACCTCCATAATATAATATTTGTTTGTGTTTCCTGAAATACCCGCCGCGCGTCTGAGGCGTGGACCGTTTCCGGCTTCGGCGGGCTGTGTTTATCTTTCAAAATAATAGTTGTCAAAATGCTTTCCGTGTGCTTCGTTCTTCTTTTCAAGTCCTATAAGTTTTAACATTTTTTCATGGCAACCAAAACCGACGCCGCCTTCGAAGTACGGGCGCACACCATAGCCGGCGCCGTAACAAATAGCTGCTTCGTTTGTGGCTTTCGGATCCTTGTTAAGTGCTTTATTTTTAAGGGTGTAAAGTCCTTTTAATAAACCGTTTAATTGTCCGAACGCCTGAGCTGTTGCGGCGCTTTGTTTATCATAACCGCAACCGCTTGCGCTGCCGTATGTCCTGAAATAACGCCCGTTTTTATCGCTTGCTATAACTTCAACTTGTGGATTGTAACCCCAAACGGAAGAACGCACCCACTCAATATTTACTGATAATGTCACGATATCAGCAGCAGCGGCGGCGGCGTCGATTCTTGCAAATTCCTTTTCGAGTTCGGCGGCTTTCTGTTTTTCCATGCGCTTTGTTGCGTACTCAATAGCCTTGTCGCGTGTCAAGTCCCCTGCCTTATAAGCATTGAAGCGGGTATCAGTTGAAAAATAACGGAGTCCGCGATCTTCATCACCTACATTTCCATTTTTAATAAAATCAATGTTTTTTCTAACCTGTGCCTTGTTTTCTCTTTCAATCTCTTTTTTTAATCTGTTTAACATAACTTCCACCTTTTAACCTTTCGTTTATCGTTTTGTTAACTTTTATCTTAATTAAATTATAAACTTTAAAGTTTAAAAAAGCAAGAAAAAGTTTAATAATAAAGTATAAAATTATATACAAAAATTTAATTATAAACTATACAATTTATACAAAAAATAAAATGTTGACAAACTACACTTAAAAGTGTATTTTTAAATTATGGAAAATATAACAATATCTGAAAAAATAAAAATCATAAGCAAGCGCGCCGGGTTGTCACTTTCTGATCTTGCGCGGGAAGTGGGAGAAAGTCCGCAAAACTTCACGCAAAAATTGAAACGTGATAATTTTCGTGTGTCTGAGCTTGAAAAGATCGCTGCCGCGTGTGGTTATGCGTTTATATATGATTTTGAAAAGATAGAAAAATAAAAAAGGTGTATACACTAAAATATTGAGAGTGGGAGACGGTCCGAGAGTGGACCGCGCGAAAAGATCGAGAGACCGCAACAAACTTTTATTATATTGTTTGTTGTGGTTTTTTCATTTTTCCAGGGTTTAAAAGATGGATATAAAAAGACGATGCACAATAAAAGACCGCAAAAAGGCGGCGGAGATTCTCGCATGTATGGACCACGCCGAAAGAATAACACAAAAGCAGCTTGACGCTGTGGGGCTTATGTCTGACGCGGAAGTATTAAAGTTTTTAGACGATAACACGCCGCAAGCGTTAGAAGTGGAAGAAATAAAGCCGGGCGCGCTGCCGGATGATCTATTTACATACTGTAATAATTTAATAATAGAATTTTGCGATAAATTTAATTTGGATCCGTTTAAACTTTCACAACTTCAGTGGGGCGCGGCGTGTTCTTATGTCGGGCGCGGCTTTTCGGCCCGTTCGGCGTTCCGTGTTCCATCTAATAATTTTATACAAGGCGCGAATAAAAAGATAGACAGCAGCGAAGCGGCGCGAGTGGTCCCCGTGTGGCGGGATCTATGCGCAATATATAATCAAGTTCCATTTTGTGATGATTTTTGCATGTTTGCGGGATTGTCCTATCAATGGTTAATGAAAATTGAAGACGGCGCGCAAGGTGTAACCCCTGCCGACATAGATTTATACAAAGAAGTCCACAAAATAAGCAAAAAAGGCTTAAATAAAAGGTTATCAGATCCAAACGGTCAAAAGGTAGGCGCTATATTTTACGCAAAAGCAATAGAAGGATATCAAGAGACAACAACCATAAATCACACATACGAAAACCCGAAAAATGGTTATAATTTGCCCGTTTTTGGTTCGGATCCGTTAGAAATAGAAGAAAATAGCGCAAAATAGGGGCTAAAAAGTAAATAAAATATACATTTTGTTAACTTTTCGGGGTGGGGGTGTTTTTGCCAGGTCTGAATCCGGCGCGGGTAACCCCTTTCAATTCCCACAAAGCAAGTGGGTGTACACACCTATAAACCCCATAAACAAGGCATTTCAGAAAAACGAAAGGTGGTGTTTACACCATGTCAAGTAGCAAAACGACAACTCGAACGGTTCGAATAACGAACGAAGCAGCAGAATATTTTGAGAAAAAGCCGTTAAATCGGTTCATTGAGAGCCTTTACGGACTTTTGAGAAGTGGAAAGATAAAAATTGACGGTGAAGAATTGAAAGTCGAGTGTACACACCAAAATCCTGAAAAATCGGTTTCGGGTGTACCCGAAAATACAAAAAATGTACACACCGACATATCTGACATAGAAGAAATGGCAAGTTTAATGAGAGTTCCGACAGAGACTTTACTATCGGACTTTCGAAAACTTCTCGAAGATGGCGAACTTTACTATTCAGGAAACCGACTTGTCAATCCGCATTACGAAGAATTTGAGCGACTTTGCGAGGTCAAGAAACAGCCTATTGATAAAGTCATTGGAAATGTTATCCGTCAGATGGGCGGTTAAGTGCTTTGGGGTACGGGCAGGTAAAGTCCCCATAAAAACCTTACCAAAGTTACCCGTATAGCCTGAATATGGGTAATATGCAAGGGAAAGAAAGATAAATCACGGTTTATCGAAAAACTGTCGGTAGGTTTGGCTTATGGTTACCCTTGCAAAACGGAGAGAATATGGCAAGTAAAGAACTAATCAGGGCATGGACCTCTTACGAAAATTGGATAGAGACACACGGGGTATCGGATGATGTAATAAAGGCTATGGTAATGGGTACTCAGGTTGCGTTTAACGAACAGGACTTCGAGTACGGCATGATGGCAAAGGGAAAAACCATCGAGGCCATTGACAGAATCATCAAAGAAAAGACCAACGGCACTTTTGCTATGTTAGAGAACTATGCGTTTGAGCATAAAACCAACTATGACTATTTAGATTGGCACTATGACACCTTGTTAGCGGCTGCCGAGTACGATTTTGACAGTTTTTACTTATATATAGAAAGAGACCGTATAAGAAGTGAGAGATTTTACGAACCCCGAAGAAAACAGTTAAAGAATATCACGGACTCTTTAATGAAAGTTGAATATGAAGATTTAAAAGAGATTTTCTTACATACACCTCCGAGAATAGGAAAATCACAGCTTATCACAGGGTTTGTTACCTGGCATTGTTCAAAGGATAGTGAACATTCTAATCTTTATGTTACGCATAAGGAAGATTTGGGCGGTGCGTTTCTTGATGGTGTAATGGAACTTTTACAGGATCCGACTTATAGATACCATGACGTATTCCCCCGAACGAAAATTGCATCTACGAACGCAAAATCTCATAAATTGAATCTTGATAGGGACAAAAAGTATGCCACATTATCGGGTAAAGGTCTTGAATCAGGTCTGAATGGTGAATATGACGCATACGGACTTTTGATACTTGACGATATTCTTGAAGGTGTACAGGACGTTTTGTCACCCGATGTTTTAAAACGAAAGAGAACCATTTACCAAAACAACGTCTTATCAAGAGCAAAGGAAAATTGCAAGATTATAAATATCGGTACTATTTGGGCTACGAATGATATTTATATGCAGCGCCGAGAGATAGTCGAGACGAACCCTGAATTTAAGAATTGGAAATATGAGGCTATCGTAGTTCCGGCATTGGATCCACAGACAGACGAAAGTAATTTTGATTATGAATTTGGTGTCGGATATTCGACAGAGGCATTTAGAAAGAAAAGAGCAGAGTTCGAAGCTAATGACGATTTGGCGGGTTGGTGGTCTCAATATCAACAAATGCCTATTGACCGAAAAGGCGCAGTATTTAACCCCGAACACATGAATTATTATAAAGATTTGCCATCCGAGAAACCTTTAAAGATAATTGCTCATGGCGATACGGCGTTAGGCGGTGGGGACTATACATCATTTCCTATTATATATGTATATGAAGATGGAAGTTGGTATATGGAAGATGTTGTCTTTGATAATTCAGAGAAACACATCACACAGCCACAGATTATTGCAAAGATAAAGAAACATGACCTTAAAAACGTCCATTTCGAGTCTAATCAGGGTGGCGAAGGATATAAAGACGATATTATTCGTATGCTTCGAGAAGATAAAGACTTCAAACGCAGAGTCAACATAACATCGGATTGGGCGCCTTCTACCAAAAGGAAAGCACAAAGGATTTGGGATTGTGCCGAACAGATTAGGCATATTTACTTTAAGGATCCACAGCACAGAACCGAACAATATCGTAAATTTATGAATAATCTGTTTAGTTTCACTATGAACATGACTAAAAAGCAACACGATGACGCGCCGGACTCATTGGCAGGTCTAATTGAGTTTGACGAGAACGGCTCAGGTGTATCAACGGCTATCATAACGGGGAGTTTATTATGACAACAAAGGAATATCTTAGTCAAATTGGAAAATTAACATTTATGGTTGAAGCAAAATTCAACGAATTAGAACGATTAGAAACCCTGGCTTGTCGAGTGACGGTTCCAGCAGAAGGCGAAAGGGTAAAATCTACACCCGACCCCGACAGAATGGCAGACGCGGTTGAGAAGATTATCGACTGTGAGACTAAATTAAATGCCCTTATAAAGAGAACGGTCAACCAAAGAAGTCAGATTATCAAAATGATAGACGATTTGGATAACCCGAACTCACATAAAATTCTTACCTTACGATATGTTCAGGAAAAAACCGACAAAGAGATAGCTTCGAAAATGAATATCTCACAGGCGCATGTTTATAAAGTCCTGAAAGTAGCTTTATGTGACTTTGAAGATAAGTACGGGGACAGATATTTGAACAAAATTGACACAATTAGCAAGGAATTTGAGAAATTGGATAGTAAATAATCTTAAATGATAGTAATTGATAGAAAAGTATAGTTTGAAAGTATGTTATATATTAGGTGTAAAAAGTTCGTTCACTTTTTATAACCCTTATGAGAAGGTATTTTTTCGGAAAAGAATCGTCAGGCCGGCGGTTCTTTTTTTGTGGAGTGTCCCATGATAGGAAAAGGAAGAAACATAATCTATACATCATATAAAGAGATAGACGCATCTAATGTCATTGAAGTAGTAGTCGATGCTATGAATCTGTATCGTGAAAATTCAAATGAATGTCAGTTTTTACTTGATTATGCGTCAGGCGATCAGCCCATCATCAGAAAAGAACCCAAAAAGACAATGACATGGATAGACTGTCAGGCAGTCGACAATGTGGCATTGGAGATTTGCGACTTTTGGCGTGGTTTTGGATGGGGAAACCCTATCTCTTTGGTGTTAAGAGGCGATGCAAAGAACGCAGACGAAAAGTCAAAAGGTATAGCAGAGTTAAATTACTGTTATTCAGCAACAGGAAACGAACGAGCATTACAGATAATGGCTGATTTTATCGTCAAATGTGGTATATGCTATACACTTATTGACATTAACAAGGAATACGAAGAAGGGGACTCTTATTTCACAAGGGATGTAGTCGATCCCCGTTGGGCTTTTGTTGTCAGGTCAACAGCTTATTCGGACAGACGAGTAGTTTTAGGTGTTACCTTAAACATGGACAAAGAGAACAACTATTGGGTTTCGGCATTTACAAAAGACTATCGTTTCGATATTAAGGGCGAAAACAATAATAAAGACGAAAAATCGGTAGCAAAAGGTGATGATTATTTCAAGAACAGTTATATTTGGCAGCCTTCAATAGTATTTGGCGAAAAGAACAGTCTTGGAAGAATACCCTTAATTGAGTGGTATTGGGATCCGAAGCGAACAAGTGTATTTGAGAATCAGATTTCGGCACTTGATAACATAAATCTTCTTGTTAGTGATATTTCTAATGGAATTGAACAGAACATACAGGCTATTTGGTGGGCTAACAATGTTGAATTTGAAAAAGTAGTAGTTACTGATGAAAACGGCAACGAAAGTGAAATGATTGTCAAGCCTAAGAATGGTGATTGGGTAATGACAAAAACGGCAAGAGAGGGTGTCAATCCGGCAATTCAGCCGTTAGTAATGGACTATAACCTTGATGGTATGAATAAATCCTACACAGAGCAGAGATCACTTGTTTTACAAAAGTGTCATGTCCCCCAAAGGTCAGAAACTTCCGGCGGTTCATCAGGTGTGGCTATGGACACAGCCGCCGGATGGGCTGACGCAGAAAGTGTAGCATCATCAAGAGAAGAAATAGTTAAGGGTTGTCAGTTAGACGAGATTAAAGTTGTTTTAAGAGCAATTAAGGAATCGCCTGATTTAATCGACAGTCCTATGTTGTCTTTATATCCTAACGATGTACAGCCCGCAATTCGCAGACCTAAAAACTTTGATTTGGTTTCAAAAACGAACGCAATCACAACACTTTTGGCACATGGTTTCTCGTTGGAAGATGCCGTAGCGAATGTTCCGTTGTTTGCAGATGCTACTCAGGTCATTCAGAGAAGTGGCGAAGGTGTGGCTAAATTTCAGGAAACTATTTTCAATAATGAAAATAGCAAAACTGAAAGTGCCGGACAGGATATGGCAGACCAGGTTGATAGAAGTCCTATTTTACAGTTATGACAAGAAGCATAGACGAACTCAATAATTTAAGAAGGTCCGTGGATCCGAGAAAATATTTTGAAGAAATGGGATTTACGGAGGAAGAAATCGAAGAAAGATTAGAGTTTACCGAAAAGGCGAACTCTATTTTTGATTTAATCCTTGTCATTATTCTTTTGTCAGCAGATAGGGACGAAGCCTTTTATAAAGGTTTAAAGGACGACCTTGAAACACAATATCTTTCATTGATAAATGATTATGCCGAACCTGATGATTACCTTATACAATATGCGATGGATTTTTCGGAGAACTTTGTCGGGGCAACGAAAGACCACATAGACGAAGAATGGTACACATCAGCCGACAGGTCATTATTTAACGCAGAGAACAGCGCTAATGATGTTCTTAACTACGATGAATATAAAAAGGCCATAGCGGAAGGCAAAACTAAAAAGAAGTGGATAACCGAAAAAGATTCAAAGGTTAGAAAAACACATCAGTTGGTAGACGGCAAAACAATAGGCATTAAAGAAAAGTTTAATGTCGGTGAGGTAGAAATGAGATTCCCCAAAGATTATGAATATGCAGAAGCGTTTCCGCAAGAAACGGTCAACTGCCGATGCAGAGTTAAATACTTATAAATCAGCACCTTAATAGGGTGCTTTTTTATATATCCGCAGAGAAGCGTAAACCACAAACAGGTTCAGAGAAGAACTAAAAACACGAAAGGAAATTAAATATGGGAGAAGAAAATTTAACCAACGAGACAACAGTTGAGACTTCAAACGAAGAAGTTGAAACCTTAAAGGCAGAACTTGAAAAGCAGAGAGCCGAAACTGAAAGATTTAAGGCGTCTGTAAACAAACTTACCAAAGAAGCGGCTGAAAGAAAACGCGCTGACCTCGCTAAATTAAGTGAGGATGAAAGACGTAAAGCCGAACAGGAAGAAGAATTTGCACGTCTTAAAGAACAGGCGGAAGCTGATGCAAGGGAATTAAACCTTTATAAAGCGAAAACGGCCTATAAGGGTTTTGATGATGAAACGATTGAAAAGATTATTGATTCAGCCGAGAACAAAGACCATGCTTCATTAGCTGCAATTATCAACAAGATAGTTGACAAGGCGGTTAAGGACAAAGAGGCAGAATGGAAAAAGTCGAGACCTGGTGTATTCGTTGGGGAAGGTGAACCCCCTAAAAAGACCAAAGAAGAAATTATGGCAATAACGGATCCTACCGAAAGGCAGAAGGCTATTGCTGAAAACATTGAATTATTTGTATAAGGAGAAAAAACATGAGTGCAAAAGCAGGTTTAACCAAAGTAGCCAATCTCTCCGTTACAGCAAGAGAGGTTGATTTTGTTACCCGTTTCAATCAGAATTGGGAAGCATTAAGAGAAATTATGG